ACCGAAGAAGTTTGCGCCGCCGGGGGCGTCATCCCCCAAGCCCGTCCTCTTAAGTCCTTCTTCGTACTGCTTGTCTCTTTTCTCGCGGGCTTCCTTATCCTTCTCGACCAAATCGAGGTACCGCATCCCAATCTTCTCTAGGTCAAACAGGTTGATGGTCTCCGCAAGGTTCTCGTAGAAGTCTGGGTTCTCCTCTGGGCCTTTGAACTCGCCTAGCGTCACGATGGCCGAGCCATCTTCTAACTCCTCGACATCTTGACCCTCTTCCTCTAACTCAGCAACAGCACCGCCGTCGTCAGTCATCTTTAGGCCGTCAATAAAGCGGTCAGCGTTAGGGTCGTTTGGGAATTGCGTTGCCATAGTTTTCTCACTTCATCAATGTAAGCCCACCGCGTGCTTGGCGGCGAACTGGTGTTTCTTTGAACATGATAGCCATTGGCTTGGTAGCCTTTGGATTTGCCATGCCTTCGTAGCCGTATTCCTTGACCAAACGCTCTATGTCGTTAGCATCCTGCAAAGGGTAGGTTACGCCTTGGTTGACCTTTGCTGTAAATGGCGTGCGATTAGATTCGCGTGCCAACGTCTGAAAGTTCAGTGGGTCTTGCGTAATGTCGTACAAGCTAGATGCCTCACCACGATAACGATTTACGCCAAGGCCAGCCTCTGGTGTCACGGTGCTAGGCTCGCCCATGTAGAAGTACGAACGATCTTTCACACCACCCGCATAGTCGCGCAGGCGCTCCGCCTCCGCACCCTTGATGCCAGTGCCATACCTCTTGGGGTCTAGCATCTGCAAATTAGGGTTGTTGCTAAAGTGAGTCAAAGCCGATTGGGTTTCGGTTCCCTTAACGGGTTGGTTTGCGGCTTGCAGGTAATCGGGCATACCGCCAGTGAACTTGGGGCTAACAAACTCAGGGGGCAGGAGAACAGCCTTGTTAGGCGCAAACTCAAAGTCAGCATATGTTTGACGTTTGGCGGCACGAATCTCGTTTACCAACGCCTTGTCGCCCTTACGCAAAGCCTGCATTTCTAGTTCATCAAGCCCAGCAATTGCGGATTTTACTTTGACATTTAGCGGGCTGTAATTGACCATTGAGTTTTGGCCTCGTGTCTCAGCAGTCATAGCGAGCCTTGCAAGCGGACTGTACATTTGGCTGTGAACAGCCCATGCCATCTCCTCGCCCTTGGGGCCAAATTGGTTGCCGTAGATGGCGTGACCAAGTAAGTCGTGAACAGCGCGAAACTTCTCGTTTTCGTTTAGGCCAGACGATGGGTCTATGCGATTCAAGAAGTCGTGCTTGTCACCGCCTTGGTACACATACAGGTGTTTGTTTCCGTGGACATCAGAGGCCATGTCCATCGCCCCATTGTAGTTTCCCTCACCTGCGCGGTGATACGAAAAATTGTAGGGCAAGATTTTGAATTGGTCGTCAGTCTCTTTGGCAAGTTGACGATAAGCCTTTTCCATTAGGTCGTCGTAGTTCTTTGCGCCAACCTGCTCTAGCAAGTCAGGCATCTGCTTGGCGTAAGCGTCAAACACCGCCGTCTTGTACTCAGGCGATCCCTCTACCGCAAGTTGCTGTGCGCGACCAATGGCTGACTGCTTGGCAAGCGAACTCTCAGGAATGTTAGGCATTCCAAAGTCAACGCCTTGGGTCTCCTGCGTGTATTTCTTTGCAATGTTCAGTGGCTCGTTTGCAATTGGGTCTGCAATTATTCGACCCACCTCTTCTGACGATAGGAGTTGCGGAACTTTGCGTCCAGCTTGTCCTGTTGTTCCGAGGTTAACCCCTTGACCTTGTAATTCAGGCGCTTCTCGAATTCCGCGATTTTTTGCTCCGCTGACATCAAGTGTTGTTGGGCTGACTCTGAAGAATGGCCCTTCTTGTTTTGTTGCATATGTTGCTCCTATTGGCTTCCCTGCTGATGCAGTCTTTGCCTCTGTTGCCAGAGGGGACATTTTACTTGAAGTGAATGCGTCTGATGCTTTTTTCATCAACTCAGGCGCTTTCTTTGCCGCATCTGTTGCTTTCATGGCACCCTTGATCATCGCCGCAGGGCTGGCAAAACTCAAAGCAGTCTCCATCATTGGGCGCTCTTCGCCTGATGTCACGCCGTATTGGCTCATCAAGTCCTTGACATACTCAGAGCCAAGGAAAGGTTTTTCGCTTGACACCTTGATGTCTCGCCCTGTCAGCTTAGAACCAAGAACATCAAGGGGCATCAAGGCGGCGTTAAACATATCAACGGTGGCGCTCAAAGGGTTGTTTGCTAACACACCGCGATTGAGCAAGTCAGTAGCGGCCCGTGGCTTCTTCAGGCTAGACAACTCTTCCTTGCCTTGATCTTTTGCCGCCTTGGCAAGAAACTCAGTCAGTAGGCTAGCATAGGTTTCCTTGCCGTCAGACGCAGAACTTTCCTCTGGGGATGCAATCCCGCCATCGTCAAACTTCTGGGGCTTTTTAACTGCGCCACCAAATGCTTTATGCATGGCAAAACATTTTTGGAAACGCTCCATCTCTTCTGATGATTCTTGAACGCGGCCACCTTTGGCAAACTTTTTAAACTGCTGATCAGATTCAGAGCCTGTATCAGTGTCTGGATTTATCTTAGCATCAAGTTTTCTTCTCAAGTCTTCGAGCGGGTCTTCTCCCGTCAAATATTTGTATCCTGCATAACCTGCATTTAGACCTACACCAAGTGGGCTTAATGGAGCCGCCTGACGAAGCCTGTCCTTAAAACTTTTACCGTATGACGTTCCTTCTACAAAACCCTCAGTCTTCTTGGGCGGCATACGCGTAGCGCCACCGTTAGCCTTCTTGACTACAGCACCGCCAAAGGCTTTGTGCATATTGAAGCACTTGTGGAACTTGTCCATCTCCTCTGCGGTCTCCTTGCGCTCTACAGCGCCGCCGTCTTTGCGTAGGAACCCTTTGCCAGTCACCATGTCGTTCATCACCTCAGTGGGTGACTTGCCAGTCTGCTCGGCGGTGCGCTTGATCAGCCTCTCAAGGTTGTCCACATAGTTTTCTGGCTTAGTCTTCAAAGCCGTCACATCAGCGGAGCCGTACCACCCAAGAGCCTGCGCCTCTGCTGGCTCGACACCGTGCCTTTTGGCACCGCGTTGCCATAACTCCTCGAAGCCTGCGTACTCGGAACCCTTGGGCGCGGCCTCCCAAAAACCGGGCCGCTGTTGCGCCTCACGCATCGTCATCTCGCCCGTATTGAACATCTCACGAGGCTTATAGCTGTTGATCACCTTGCCCTTGTCATCCTTCTCCACCAACTTGGAGGCCAACCAACGTGGGTCACCCTGCTCAATGATGGGGCCACGCAGTGCATTCACATCCACCGTCACGGGCCTGAGATTGCCAAGCAAGTTCTCGTAAAAAGTGCCTAGCTTTTTGTTAGGTGGCAACGCCTCACCAATCTTGCCCTGACTGATCATCAAGGCGCGGTTAAAGATGTCACCCTGCGCCAACGATCCGTAGCCTGTGGGCAACTCAACTAGCGTGCGACCCTCGGCCAAAGATGGGTCGTCCTTGAGCGCCTTCTTGAGTTTGTTGGTCAACAGCAAAGAGTTATCAGGCAGTTGGCCTGTTTCACTCAAGTGGTATAGGTACGATCCCATTTGGTTTTGCTTGTCCACAGGGTTGCGTTGGCTGGCGCTTGCTAACTGCGCCATCAGCGACTCAAACTGTTCTGGGGTGCGACCAGCGTCCATTGCAACCTGCCTCAGTGGCTCAGTGCCGTACCACTCTTGCACGTTGAGGTCTTTGCCTTTGTTGATCAGTTCATCGACCTTGCCACGCGCTTTGCGGCTGTCAAGCAAGTCTTGCATACGCTCGTTGTACTTGGGTGACTTGTTAGCGGCACGCGCCTTGTCCACCATTGGCATACGAGGCAAGTCCTTTTGGTCACGCAAGGTGTACATCCCATTGTCGCGAGGCATCAGTGGTAGGCCAGTGCCTTTTGGCGTGGTCATGGGCGCTTGTTGGGCCTCTAGTGCCGCCTTTAACTTGCCTGCGGCCAACTGCTCATCAGCCGCCTTGCTTGCGGCTTGGATTGCCTTCAAGGCTCCTTGTGCAGGTTTGCGAAAGTCAGCCATGTTGCTCCTTAAACAGAATACGGGTTCACCCGTTTCGCTTGGGTGAACTCCAGATAATCGTCGTCATTATCAGGGGGTTCTGGATTGATGTCGAGCCAGTTCATATCCTTGAGCAATCGAATCGCCTGTGTCGCGCTGTCCACATAGTCATCATGCGCCGCATCAGGGAACGCGCATATCTGAGACAGAAACCCCTCGCACCAATCCTTGACGTAGCCCTTGTGCTTGTCCGACTCAGGCAACCAAACGCGCCCAGTGGCAAAGATGCTGGCCGTGATCTGGAGCCTTTGCATCTTGTCGGCGCGGCCGGGGTTATACGCACGCACAGGCAGGTGAGCATAGCGCAACTCTTGGATCAGGGAGATGCCTGCGGCTTTGTCCTCCACGAGGATTAGGTCTGGCCTCTTGGCGTCGCGCCCTTCACCGTAGGACACACGCCACTCCTCTAGCACCTTGGGCTTGAGTTTAGGGAAGGATAGGTGTTCAGCCCAACAGTCGATCAGAAGCACGCTCATAGGCCCGTCTAGGGGCTTGAACACGCCCCATGTGGTCATGGCAGTGGGGTCGTTGTGTTCCTTCTCTGAGAAGGCGCAGTCATAGGACTGCACGATGTACTCGAATTTAGGGAACGCCTTGTGCGCAGGCCACAGCTTGAACATATCGCGGGAGACCACCTTGCCGTCTTCGAGGTCAACAATGGCACCCATGACCTCCTGCTCGTACAGCTTGGAACCCTTGTACTGCTCCAACTGCTTTTGGAACGCCTTGTCGAGGTTCTTTGCGTTGTCGTAGGTGCTGGCGCGAGAGACCACCACATCGTCACCCTCACGACCTACCAGATCAAGGATCAAGTCCTTGGGGCGCGGTGTCGTGGTCACGATCACACGAGGGTGGCTGTGGGGCTTGTCGTCTGGCTTGATACGAAGGCCAAGCATCATGTTGTCCCACGCCTCGTTGGGGCCAAGATAGGAGAACGCGGCCAACTCATCGCACCAACAGAACGACGAGTTGATACCGCGCAGGCGATCATAGGAGTCAGCAGACACGCCCCTGATCTTGGAGCCGTTCGATAGCTTGATCAGGTGATCCTGTTTGTTGTAGTCCACCACCAATGCTTCGGGTATGCACGCAAGCAGGCCAGACGGCCCCTCAAAGCAGGTGAACTTCAAGTCGCCGCTGGTAGGTGCCAGAACGATGCTCATCGTGTCTGGGTGCGTCCATGCCCACCACCACAAGGCTTCAGCCGCTGACCGCGTCTTGCCTGCACCTCGCCCCGCCAACATCAAAAACACCGTGTAATCAAGATGCAGGTCAGGCGGTATCTGGTAGGCGTGCGCCTTGGCTATCCACTCAGCGTGCGCGATAAAAGCGATTCGATTGTGTTCAGGCAGAGTATTGAACTCGGCGATGGTTTCAGAATCAAACATCTCTGCCAACATAAGTATTACTTTCTGATCAAATCAGCCAAAACAGCGGGTAAAACCCCGTGTTCTGCGGCACCTGCTGGCGCTTGAATGTAATACTTAGACCGCACGCTTGGTCATTTCCATGTTGCGGATGATCTCCTCAAACTTGCTGGCCGTGGCGTCCTGCGTAGCAATAGGAGCGGCACCCTCCACACCGTGCAGGCCCAACTTGTCGCCGTACTTCTTTGGCTTGAGTTTCATGGCCGTCCACTTGCGTGCATCAATGCGGTTCTTCTGCCAAGCAATGAACGTCTGGTCGAGGTAGGTGCGCCCCTTCTCGTCCGTGTACTCAGGGGGCATCTCGTCGGCAATCTCCAAGATTTCATCGGCGTTAGTGTCGGCCTGCTCTTCACGAGCGCGGGCGTATTGCTCCGCGAATAGAGGGTGGCGCAACAACCAATCGTATACCGTACTCTGCGCAGGAAGCACTCCAGTCGTATCAGCCTTCAGTATCTGACGTAGGCTCATCCCCTCACTCAGTCCTATGCAGATGATGTCTGCCACCTTTTGGTCGAATACTCTGCGTGGTGTTGGCTTGGGCTTATTTGCGGGCGTAGGAGCCTTCGCGGCCTTGGATGCTACCTTGGCCTTCCCAATGGCTTTTGCGGCCTCCTGTGCCGCTCTAGCGTTCTTAGCGGGCCTATTTGGCCCCTTCGGTGTTTCTGGCATGACCCATAGTCCCCATAAAGTGAATTGATCGCAGTGTAATCGATTCGCTTTTGTGGCGCTACTAGAACGACTAGGGACTGATCCCCATGCGCGTTAGGTCGTTAGGTTTTCGTTAAGGCAACCTCAACGCTACCGTTAAGGTTTCTTACCCTCGTGACATAACTTCCTAACAAATGCTGTTGATTCTTGTGTGTCGCATTCATCCTGAGTCAGTGTGAAGTCTGGCACCCAAACCATCAAAAACAAAATCAATATGAATATTGTAGCGACTGTGATCTTTTGAATCAAGGTCTCGTCGGGTAGCTGTTGGCTGGGTAGGTCTTTCATCATGTCGTCAATCTCCTGTCTGTTCATCGTCGTCCTCCTGCTCGATTTCAAAGGCAGTGTGCTTGGCTTCCCAGTCACGTTGGATTTTGCGCAGGCGCTCCTCCTCTGCGCGTTGCTCTGCTGTGGTGGCTTCCCACTGCTTGAGCAGTTCTGCCTGCACCTGATCCATTAGGCTTCCCATGTTCATGCTGTCACCTCTTTGTTTAAAATTGCTTGCAGGCCAGCCAACAACTGCTGGGCCTCGTCGCGAGTCATTGGGGTGTACATCGTGGCACGTTGACCTTGCAGGTGCAACCACACGCCGCCGTCGTCCCACTCGCAGGCTGTTACGCGCACACCCTCTTGGGTGTTGACTATCACTTCAATTTCGTTTGACATATCGATTCGCTTTCGGTTGGTTATTGATTTGGTTATGGGGGCCGAAGCCCCCTTCGCTTTACTGCTTGGCCCAGTACCCGTAGACCATGCGCTCGGTGCAGTCCCATGCGTCGTTGGCAACGCCGTCAATCACCGCCACAAAGTGACGAGCCTGCTTGGCAATGACCACGCCTGTGAGGTCACTGCAACGCGCCTTGCGGCCTGCAAACTGTGGTGCCTTGACCCACACAAAACCGTAACGCTTTAGCACCTCGGTGTACACATCTTTCATCACACCGTTACGGGCAGACTTTGCGCGACCGTTGTCGGCGTTGGCTTGGGCCAGTTCCTTGTACACGGCGCTGTAGTCAAGGTTCAGTGCGATTGCCATTGCACGGGCACCGCAGTCGCCTGCTGTACCTTTGAAGCCTGCGGCCTTGCGGCCTCCATCGTTGTATTGATATTTCATTTCGCTTTTTTTTCACTGTTTGCTGACTATGCGGATTTGCTGTGTCAGTGACGTTAGTATAAGGCACAATTAAACGAGTCAACAGGTTTTATAAAAATATTTTCTAAGGAAAACCCTAATATGCGTTAGCGTCCGCCAAAACCTGCTTGTGATCGGCCTTGGCCTCCTCCACCAGCCGCTGATACTCGTCCTGTGGGACGTCTACGGTAATGTCTTTGCTGTAATCGTTAAACACAAACACCTCAAAGCACTCAGCGTAGTCAGGCTCATGGGGGTAGTTCATTTCCGCTTGGGTGTAGTTGTAACCCACGGTCACATCCTGCACGGTCTCACCCTTGTCATAGGAGACAACGTCCTGAAAAGTACGATCTAAAGTTGATGCTCTCATTTTGATTTCCTTCGCTGTTAATTGTTTGGTTTACTGTGCTGAAACTTTATAAATTTGCACAATCGTGTCAGGGTGCAACCAACGATATTTAGACTCTGGCGCATCTTTGTGGCACACATAAACCGTATTGTCTGACCTCTCGCGCCATGACGATCCAACCTCGTCGTACAAGGTGTTGCCGTTTTTGATTGTGAATTTCCAATCACTAGGAATTGCGCCATTGCTTTCAAGGTCTGCAAGGTCTGTTACTGCAATTGAGCAGACTAAGTATTTCCAAGAGTATTGTGTTGCGTTTGTTGCGTTTGTCATTTCACTGTTCCTTCGCTGTTTTAGCATCGAGATATTCGGTGCTTAAGTGTAATTGTACGTTAAACAAAAGGGCTGTCAACCCCTTCGATTAAATTATTTTATTAGGACTTACCCTAATGCCTCTTCCAGCACTTTTGGGCGCTGGATAACGGTCTGCTTCACGCCGTTGTAGACGGTGTGCTCTTTCACGCTGGCTTTGATTGTGTTGGTCTCACCCTTGGCACCGATGCTGGTTTTACCCTTGTAGGTGATGGCGTTACCCTGCTCGTCACGAGCGATGGTAATGTAGTTGTTGCCATAGAACTCAGAGTGCAAAACAATGATGTGCTCCACAGTGATTGTCAAAGTGACCTTGTCACCCACAGCACCGATGTGCTGGCTATTAGCACGAGCAAACTCTTGGCGGTCGATCACCGCGAAGCAGGACTCTACGGCTTCTACTTGACGGGCGGACAGGTTACCCCACTGGGCAATGTTTTGTTTGGCACTGTGCAGGAACTCATTGGCACCCGTGTAGGCATCTAAACGGCTCACCAAGGCGCTGTTAGCGTCGCGCCATGCTTGGGTAGCCACGAGGCGCTCGGCGGCTCTCTGAGCGCGTTCTGCCTCAATGCGTGCCTGACGTGACTCACGGCGCTTTGTGGCACCAGCCTGACGACGTGCGCGTGTGTGCTCGGCGCGGACTTCCAAAAAGCGATCAATGCCCCAACCAGTCTTGGCGACGCAATCGCAACCGACCTTGAACTGCTTGGCACCAGCGATTGAACCCTTGATCCAAAACTCCCAGCGAATGCCAGTACCGCAGTAGTCGCAAACACCGCCGCCCTTAGTGGTGCCGTCGCCGTTGTCCCAAACATTCTCGCTCACGCCTGTGCATGAGAAGGGAGCCTTACCTAAGCCTGCTTTTTCAAAAGGATGTGTCATTTGGATTCACTTTCATTTCGCTGTTTTACACTGAACCGTTCGGTGTATGTGTGTAATTGTACGTTAAACAAAGGGGGCGTCAACCCCCTCTGCTAATTATTTTTCTAAGGACTTACCCTTATCCTGTCCAGCCTCCAAAATCTTGTTGGCGGCGCTGAAAATGCGCTGGGCTGTCTTGTCGGTTACCTCTGCACCCTTCAACCAGTTCTGGATGTAGCCACGGGACTCATGCAAGCCCTCCAGACCGAGCAAAGAGCACAGGATGTAGGCAACACCCTCAGCCTCAACTTCACGCACATCACGGGGCGTTGCTTCGCTGTCTGACAGTTGACCTTCCTTTGTGTGACCGAGCACGACGTGAGCGATCTCATGGAAACGGGTTTTGTGGGGCAATACAGCCACCGGGTTAACGGCAATGCTGGTCGCGTAGGCGTAGCCTTGGCAGTTGCCATCAGTGTGGCTGAATGGCACCTCTGTGATGCTGAGGGTTTCCAAAGCCTTGACCTTGTCCCATGTGGGGATTACCACCTCAGCGGCGTAGTCGTCGCCCTCAGTCTGACCGAGCACAAACCAATTGTTTTTTAGAGTGAACAGTGAGAACACCTCGCCTGTCTTTTCGCCTGCATCATCTTTTTTGCTGATGGTGACAGGCATAACCAAGGCGATGGCCTTTTGACCTTTGCTCACAGAGCGACCGAGGTCTTTCCACTTTTTGAATGTAGCAATAGGGCCAATCGGAATCTCGCGTGCCACGCACTGGCTGTATGCCAGCAGTTGATTGCCAAGGCTATAGCCGTGAAAAGTGCTGTAGCACTTGCTGATGATGCCGGGCTGGTTGATGGCATCGTTCAAGAGTTGGGAGAAGTTTGCTTTTTCCATGATTCGCTTTCCTTTTGTTTCGCTGTTACTGCGATGTTGCAGTGGGGTTAGTATAACTTAAAATTAAATGAGTCAACAACTTTTTTAAATATTTTTTTAGTGGGGGCCGAAG